TTGTTTTTCCGAATGTCACCCTTACAGGTAGCCAAAGAAAGAGTCCCATGAAATGGATTTGGGGCAAATCCAAAGTCATGTTCAATTTTATATCTGAAACAGTTCATATTAATTGCATTTAATTCTGATAATATTTTGGATTGGACCACTCGCACTTCCATTAGGATTCTCTGAAACAACTGTTCTTCCCTCGATAACATCTATAAGTTTATCAACAGAATTCCAACCAAGTGTAGTTGTTCCATACCGCTTGAATGCTTCTGGTAGTTCAACGCCATCTTTACATCCATGCTCATATATTCCTATTATTGCTTTTCCCTGCCTTGCCGCATTACGTATTTCGTAATTCACCCAAGGGCGTTTATGCGTATGTTCACCTATCATTACAATAAATGTTTTAGCCCATCTGATACAAATCCTAAGATATCGGGCTATTGTGGCATCAGTCACTTTATATGGACGATATTTCTTTTTTTCAACCGAACTGTTGCGTATATCACAACCATGATCTCTTAGTCTTTGCTTCAATGAGTCCAATTGTCTTTCGTCCTCACCGTAGTGACTGATAAAAATATTATGTTTCTTTTCTGCCATATATAATTCGTGCCGTTAATGGATATTTAACAGTTTCAATATCGAGTCAAAGTTGATAATAACAGTCAACACAATAATAATCATTATAGTTCCTCCATACAGTGGGAGTATAGAAGATGTGTACCATCTGTCGTTAGTTGTCACAAACCCCTGAATCTCCTGTTCATGAAATATACTATTCATGCTAAGTGGTTTAAAGTTGTATATATAAGGGGCAATACGAAAAGTAAAAGTTCAGTAAATATAAAATAGCACGTAGATAAAAGGATGTCAGATAGTTATGATAAATCAATAAACAGCATGATTCAATACGAAAAGTACAAGTAGGTTTAATTGAGTTGATGTTTATGTTAAATATGTGAGTGAATTTGGGAGGTTTTGAAATGGTATTTGAATTCGATGTTAATTAAGAATGTATGATCACATGAATTGGGCTGATTCTGCCTATTGAAGGGCTGATTTGTGGATAGCATATTCATGAGTCCAGTGTGTGATAAAAGAGGCTTTATACGGTCTCTTTTTTTGTTGGTGACACAAAATAGGTATTAATAAAATTATTCCATATACTTACTATTTGGTATATTTGTAGCTCGAACTATTCAAAATGATTATGACGAAAGTAATACATGTACATTTGATATTTGAGAAAAAGAATTATTATTTTGGCTCGATTTCAGCGATATTTGACGTGCTCAGTGAAGAGGAAATTGGGATTACCAAGAGTAGTTTATTGCATGCTGGTATGACCGATGGAAGCTGTAAAATGACCAAACGAGCCATGATTATACAATCGCATTTGATAAGATGTAGTAAATAACTGTTTTACTTGTATTTAAGTCATACTTTAAAGGCTTAAATCATTTTAGGCGGTGTCCTGATCATTAACAGATCGAGACATCGCCCTTTTTGTGGCTTGAAATGGCGTTATTTCAACTTAGGGTAACACTTAGGGTAACACTTAGGGTAACATCTGGCTTTGTTTTTTGAACACTTTCGATACCACATAAGTGGTTAATTATTGCAAAAAAGCATGTTAAATGTCGGTTTCGTTACCCCTTATTTAGCACTTTTCATGTGTCAAAATTGATATTTGTTGCAGTATATCAATATGTTAACTATAGTTTCTTTATTCAACTATGCCATTAAATTACTTAATGCTTCAACTTTTCTTTTGAATAAGTTTATTTTAGATACCTGATCAGAATTAAATCCATATATATTTAATCCGCAGGAAGTGCAAAATGTAGCATCAATATCATTTTTGTGTCCATTAGGACAGATATATTTTTCTTGCATTTTTCCTAATAGACCACTTTTTACAGACTCTATTTTTCCGAGAAAAGAGACTGTTGTTAGCTTTTCAACAATTTGTTTCATTAAAGCTAAATCTTCTGTGTTATATTCATCAGCATTTGCAGATAAAACCTCTACAGCTAAGTTTATATCTTTATTGCATAAATGAAGTATTCTACGAGCATCAAATAAATTACAATTTTTTATAAGCTTAGTAATATGGATATTTTTTGTTTCTTCATAGAAGTTATAAACGATAGGTACTATGTCTTTTTTAGTATATGCTCTAATGATATCTTCCAGTTTTTGAGCTTCTTCTTTCCCGTCGTCACTTGAAATAGATAAAAATTCTATATATCTATTTATTATTTGATTTGCTATTTCAAGAAGAGGATGCATAATTAAAAAATTGATCTGAGATGAGTTGATTCGTTTGCCATCATTAATCGAATCTATTAAGTTTATTTTGGTTATTTCTTGCTCTAATTCATCTGCAAAAATTGTTTTGCGACTATCAATCACCCCTGTTTTCAAGTCTATTTCACAAGCCGTACCAGATGCTGATACTAAAAACATGGATTTGTCTTTTCCTGATAATTCTGTAAAATCGACTCGAAAGCCAACAATAGCATTGCCTCCAATTTTAATTGCCTTTTGCTCTAATTCTTTTAATGCTTCATCATATATGATATCAAGTTTTCTTCTGTATGTATCAGATCTTCCTCCAAAAAAATCCGTAAAAGAGGCAGCTATATCTGAAAAGACATTGGTTCCAATAACAATGTTACTACAAATAGTTTTTAAATATTTCTTTATACAACATCCCTCTATTGAGTTTGTTGTCGTCACTATTATATTTGATTTCATTGCGGTTTAATTATTGTATTTTTGAATTTTACTTTCTTATCTGTATCGCTCCACTACTATATTCTTTAGTAACGCAGCCTAAAACAAGATCAATGTGTAATATTGCGTCCTTGGGTACTGGGAATGGGGCATGTATCAAATTTCCATCTGGATAGGTCTCTCGGTTGGTGCTATATGCTATGAAGCGATCCCCTTGATCCTGTAGTTGCTTTGTCACCCTATATTCAGTTGTTTCAATCACATAGTTATGTCCATTCATGATCAAGCGTGTATCATTTACTCGCTTTAAGGCCAGAATAGATCCACTTGGGTACTCTACCATACTGTCACCATAGTGCCGTATAGCGGCTGTAGCTTCAGGGAACCAGTCTCCCGCATCAATCCATTCGGATGGGCTGGAGGAATCCATTGTTGCTACACAGTCATTTATTCCACCAATAGTGGATACATCATCGTAAAAAGGGATCCGATTTCTTTTTACAGGTAAATCAGCATTATCCACCTCAATTTCCTTACTTATAAAATCTGCCGATTCGCTTTTTAACTTGGAGCCATGACCAGTAAGAAGCCAGTTTAGGTTTATTTCCGGATAGGTTGCGATTATGGTCGCAATAAATGTATCTGGAATACTGGTATGCAGCTTATCCGCATCTAAAAAACCACGTTTTAGACCTGTTTCTTTAAAAAAAGTTTGCTTTGAAATACCTTTGTAATCAATGTATTGTAAAATCCTTTCTTTTGTAGTTGCGATTTTCATCGTTGTAAATTTGTTTTGTTGCGATTTATGTCGTAATATTGCATCGTGTTACACGATAACACGGCCATAAAAGTAGACAATTTTCAAACAATTTCACAATATGAATACAGAAAAACAGAAAAAACAATTCACAGAGGCCGAGGACCTGACAGTGACGGTTGAGCCAAGCAAAGAGTATGAATTTCTGATAACAACACATCTATTGTAAACAAACTAATTAAATACAAATCATGAGAAGAAAAATTGAACTGGCAGACGGTATAGCTCGTAAGGAGATTTGCAGGGTATTGGGAATCACCGGTCCCGCACTTTCAATGGCACTCAGTTTCAAACGTAACAGCCCATCGGCCCAAAAAGCACGGACGATGGCTTTGGAACGGGGTGGAATCCTAATGGAGGAGAAACCGATGTCTCGTACCGTCCGTATCCTGAATGCGAAGGGAGAGACAGAACGGACGATTGAGGGATAAATATAATCTAACTTTCTAAAACATATGGGAATGAAAAATCAAACATCCGCTATTATCAGGATTATGACTCCTGTTCAAATACGCTCCTTTCGTAACGGACTTCGTAGTCTGGTAACTCAAACTCTATCAACCGGGCAATTGACTCGTATAGATAAAGTAAAGCTCCGCCACGAATCTTGCCGACAGAGATTAGCACAATCCCTCTCGCTGACCAACCTTCGTTTTTTTCATCTCGTACGCATGGAGGATAATAGACTATTTTGCAAGGAGAACGGTCAAATGCTCCCTTTAACGAATCAAGGTGGGATAGACTTGGATCGACTCGCTCTCGAAATTGCTCTTCGGAAATGGTGATATCTTTTGCTATGATATCGACTATAAGAACAAATATATGTGACATGACGTATGAATTGTATGTTTGATTCCTACAAATGTAGGCAATTTAACCGAGACCTTTGACTATTCCCGCCAAGAAAGTTAACGACTTGCAGGTGTCGGAGCGAGACCGGCGGCGGGAACGAAATAAAAGAATAAGAATATGAAAGCGAAGGTGATTTTATATGGTTGGTGCATCAGTTGGTTCTTTCTGTTTGTCGGAGCCGGAGCGATGGACAACGGGAAACCGGCAGAGGGAAGCCTGCTCTGTTCAGTCTGGTTTTTGTTCAGTTTTCTTTTGATGGTGAACGAGAAAGAATGCAGCAAGGAGGCCGACCGGTTTGAGTCATGGTTTACACGTTTGCTTGGTGGCAGCGATAAAGGATAAACAATCGGTTTAGGTTTCAATTAAGATTGGTTTAGCATGAGCGGTACGCGACCCGTGGAACGAGGGTGGTATCCCGGATAGTTCAGTCAGGTAGAACAATCGAAACTGGTAATTCAGGCGATATGGTCAGCGGTTCGAATCCGCTTCCGGGAACATTTTGATAATGAATAAAACAAAAAACGATATGCCTCACGAATGGAATAACATGATAGTGGTGACGAAGGAAGAACTGATACCGGACTTCTTCCCTTCGTGGGAAGCGTTGAAGCAAAGGCTTTGGAGAGACAGAAAGAAAACATACGGCATTCATCGTGCCCGTGAAGGGAAAGGGCAAGGCAACAAAGTTCTGATTGCCTATGATACCTTGCCCAAAGACTGGCGTAAACAGTTGGGGGATCCCCGAAAGAAGGATTGTTCCCTGGAACGTTTCTTTTGGGAGGATCTGGAAGCCGTTTCCTATTTCCGTGATGTATGTCCGGGTAAATATGGTACAATTGATCCGGAACGGCAAAAGGAATACGTCCTTGATGCCAGTGTACTGAAAGCAGCCATCCGATGGCGTTCTGAACATTATGAAGAATGTGTCAAGCATAACCAGCCGGTGAAGAATACTTATAAGGTACTTTCCACGGTTGTCAACAATTTCAATGCCTGGCGCGGTATCAATAAACTGCCGCAATTCAAGCTACCGACCAACCCCATTTCATTAAAGAGGAAAATCGAACGTTTCGAGGCGGAAGGCTATTCTTCCCTGTTGAAAGGCTACGACAACAACAATCGAGGCAAGGCCGTGGAACGTACGCTCGACTTGCTGGACAGCATGTTTGCCCACCAGACATTCAAGCCTTCACCTGCCGAAGTCTACCGTCAACTGTCCGCATTCCTGTCCGGTTATGTGGAAATCATCAGCAACGAGACGGGAGAAGTGTTTGATCCGAAGTCGTTCAACAAGGTAAGCCAGCGTACTGTCACCATGTTCTTGAATTCATGGGGCAGCTCAGTGGCCACATCCCGCAAGCGTACTGGGAACCGTCAGATCCGCCTGGGACAGTATGTACCATTTGAACAGCTGGAGCATCCGAAATTTGCAGGATCGATCATTTCAGTGGATGACCGTCAACCACCTTTCGAGTATAAAAAAGGAACTCGCATGTGGTTTTATCTGGGAATCGATTTGGGAAGCGAAGCAATTACGACATGGGTATACGGCACATCAAAAGAGGGTATTATCCTTGACTTTTACCGCCAGATGGTGCGCAATTATGCAGAATGGGGATTGCCGTTACCAGACGAGATTGAGTGCGAAAGCAACCTGAATGCGGCTTATCGGGAAGGTTTCCTAAAATCCGGCAACATGTTCCAGAATGTCCGTATCGAAGCAAACAGCGCACGGAGTAAACGATGCGAAGGTTACTGGAGGCCGCTTCGTTACCAGGTGGAAAAGAAGCATACGGGATGGATCGCCCGTCCTTTCGCTCGGAACGAGTCCAACCAGGTAGGAACAAAGGAAAAAGAGATAGTGCCGTATGACAAACTGGTAGAACAAAGCCTTCGTGACATTGAAGACTGGAACAATATGGAATGCAGTATTTATGAAGGTAAAACCCGTTGGGAAATACTTTTTGAGAAGCAAAATCCGAAAAACAACCGTCCGATCCCGTATCGTTCCATTCTCTTGACATTGGGATATAGGACGAAAAGCAGCGTCAGCATGTCAGGGCAAGTCCGATTTAGAAGTTCCATCTTCCTGTTGGCCGATGGCGGGGAATTGGCTACCGGAGACAAGTTGATCGGATATATGCAGGTTCTGGCCGGTAAAAACGTTGACATCTACTGGCTGGACGGCAACAACGGCGAATGCCTGGCCGCCATAGTCTGTCTGCGTGACACGACACGAGTGGTCTGTGAATTAGTAGAACAGCCCCGGACAGCCCGTGCCAAGATCGAAGAAACGGAGGAACAGGCCAGAAACCGTGAATTGTTTGCCCGGTACCGCAATACGCTGGAGGGGTACAGCAAACGGCGTTACCACAGCATCGAAAAAGTGACCGTCATCGATCATCGGGAAACGACCTTGAACCGAAAGTTCCGGATGCCCGGTCTCACACGATATGAAGCGGTAGAAGAACCCAAAGAAATCGAAATACTGAAAATAGACAATAGAAATCAGGAAAAGGAAATCGAACAGGATTCGAACAGTGTTCGAAAATCGTTTGCCCCAAGTTTAAAAGATAGATTTTGACAACGTTAAAAATAGCACGATATGATTGAGTTAACAGAAGAATATAAGGTAAAAGTCCTTTCCGCCCTTGCGGATGCCCGCGAACGCTATGACGGTAGCGATTCGAATTTCGCAAAAAAATACGGGATCAACAAAAGCGTATATAGCGGTTTGAAGAAAGGCGATATCGACAGGAAGATATCTCCGGGTAAATGGTTGGAGTTAGGAAGGCAGCTTGGCGTTTCCCTAAACGAACGCAATTGGAACATGGCCCGTACCGACGTTTTCAACATGATCGAGGAAGATGTCCTGTTCTGCAAGGAATTCAGTAAATCGATGATGTTTGTGGATGAATGTGCAATCGGTAAAACCTATTCCGCCCGCTATCTTTCACGGACCTTGAAGAATTGCTTCTA